AAAGATCAAACTATAATCAAGGTGGAATAGCCAAAGGTTGTGGTGGTGTTATGAACAATAGAAGAAAAATTACAAAGAAATCTTAATATGGCACAAGGTGGTTTAAGAAAATGGGTAGCAGAAAAATGGGTAGACATAGGAGCACCAAAGAAGAACGGCAAGTATCAACCTTGCGGGAGATCGAAGGGAAGCAAAAGGAAATATCCAAAATGTGTCCCTATTGCAAAAGCACGCAGTATGAGTGCTTCACAAAAGGCGAGTGCGGTCAAACGAAAGCGCCAAGCGTCGAACACTGGCCCTAAACCAACCAATGTTAGAACATTTACAAGGAGAAAAAAATAATGGCAAAGACAGCAGCGTGGCAAAGAAAAGAAGGTAAATCTAAATCAGGTGGATTAAATAGAAAAGGTATTGCATCTTATAGAAGAGCAAACCCTGGTTCTAAATTATCTATGGCAGTAACTACGAAGCCATCTAAATTAAAAAAGGGTTCTAAAGCAGCAAATAGACGTAAGTCTTTTTGTGCTAGAATGAGCGGTATGAAGAAGAGACTCACATCAGCAAAAACAGCTAACGATCCCAATTCTAGAATCAATAAGTCTCTTAGAAAATGGAATTGTTAAATGGATCCTATTAACGTAATTTATAAATTACAAAAAAGACTACAAAGTTCGTTACAATCTATTGGAGATGTAATGATCTCTGGTGGTATTGACAATATGGAGAAATACAAGTATTTACTTGGACAAGCACACGCTATACAAATAGCATTACAGGAAATCTCTAACCTGCTACAAGATAAGGAGCAAAAAAAACAAGATGAAGAACCAGACAGAACAAACGTCGTCCCATTTGGAGACGGAAGTACCGAAGATTAAATTAGCACTTCAAGAAAAATATCAAGAAGAAGATAAACAAGAAGAAATTAAAAATAAAGAACGTGACTCTAAAAGAATTGATCACGAAAATGTTTCATCTATTGTAGATGAATTACCAGAACCATCTGGTTATCGATTATTAGTTTTACCTTTTACACCAAAAGAAAAAACTAAAGGCGGAATTTTAATTGCACAAGAAACATTAGATAAACTAAGAATCGCAGTGAACTGTGGTTATGTGTTAAAAATGGGACCATTAGCATATGCAGACAAAGATAAGTTTGTAACCGGTCCGTGGTGCAAAAAAGGAGATTGGGTGATCTTTGCTCGTTATGCGGGTTCAAGATTACCAATAGAAGGTGGAGAAGTGCGAATACTAAACGATGATGAAGTATTAGGAACTATTAAGGATCCTGAATCTGTACTACATCATATTTAACATAGGAAGGCACTATGCAAGAAGAAAACAAACACGACTTAATTGATGTCGGCGAAACAGAAGGAGCTGAAGTCAATTTAGAACAGGAGAACAATGAACAAGCAAAAGAAACGGAAGAGAAAATTGAAGTCGTTACTGAAGACAGTAACAAGTCCAATGACACATCTTCGGAATCTAATGAGCAGTCTAATGTTCAAGCTGATAAAGAAGAAAAAGATGAGTTAAAAGAATATAGCGAAGGCGTTCAAAAACGTATTGCTAAATTAACTCGTAAGATGAGAGAAGCCGAAAGGCAAAGAGAAGAAGCAATTGCTTTTGCGGAAGTACAAAAGAAACAAAGAGAAGAACTAGAAGGAAGATTTTCTAAACTAGATAAATCTTATGTTTCTGAATTTGAAAGCAGAGTAAAAACTAATTTAACTGCTGCCAAACAAGCTTTAAAAAATGCAATTGAATCTCAAGACGTAGAAGCACAAGTAGCTGCGCAACAGCAAATTGCTACTTTGACTATGGATGAGGCAAGATTAGCGAATCTTAAATCTAGAGAAATAGAACAACCAGAACCAAAAAAAGAAGTAAATATTAATCCTCAACAAAATGTTTATCAGGGTTATAATTTACCAAAAGATGTCCCTACAGATGAAAAAGCAGATGCTTGGGCATCTAAAAACACTTGGTTTGGTACGGATTCCGCTATGACTTACACAGCTTTTGATTTACATAAAAAGCTTACTGAGCAAGAAGGATATGACCCTACTTCAGATGAATACTATGCAGAAATAGACAAGAGAATAAGACTTGAATTTCCGCACAAATTTGCTAAAGTTGGGGATAATTCTACAGAAAGAGCAAAACCTGCTCAAACTGTAGCGTCAGCTAAACGTCCGAGCGCAACAGGACGCAAAAAAACTGTGACTCTCACACCGTCACAGGTAGCAATAGCTAGAAGATTAGGTGTGCCACTAGAAGACTATGCAAAACAATTAACCGCGAAGGAGGCATAAGCATATGGAACAAGATAAAAATATAAAGGCTTCACGCGCGAGTCAGACAAGAGCAAAGGACACACGTCCTCAAACTTGGACTCCCCCGTCATCTTTAGATGCACCACCTGCGCCTGATGGATTCAGACACAGATGGATAAGAGCCGAGACAATGGGCTTCGATGATACGAAGAATATGTCCGGTAAATTACGTTCAGGATTTGAGCTCGTAAGAGCAGATCAATATCCAGAGAGTAATTATCCAACTGTTAACGAAGGCAAATACGCAGGAGTGATTGGAGTAGGCGGCCTATTGCTGGCTAGGATACCGGAAGAGATCGCACGATCAAGAGAAGCTTACTTTGCTAAGCAGACCAAAGATCGAGACGAAGCAATTAATAACGATCTTATGAAGGAACAGCATCCAAGTATGCCTATCAATAGTGAGAGGCAAACTCGTGTAACCTTCGGTGGTACAAAGAAGGACTAATTATTTAGTTATTTCTAAGGAACACCGATCAACTTAAAATAAAATAGGAGTAAAAACTATGGCAAATACAAACAGCCCTTTTGGTTTTAAACCTGTTGGTAAAGTTGGTCAAAATGCAGACAATCAAGGTTTGTCGCAATATAATATTGCTGACAACTCAAGTACTTCAATTTTCCAAGGTGACTTGGTCAAAATGACAAGTACTGGATTCATTGATCAGTCTGGAGCTAGTGACCCTTCATTGGGTGTTTTCTGGGGAGCTTTCATTTCGAAAGATCCTTCAACTGGCAAACCAAAATATACTAACGTTTATACCCAAACAAACGTAGCAACTGGACAAACAATTGAAGCATTCGTATATGACGATCCATATGCGAGATTTGAAGTTCAAGCGGATGATGGAGCAATCGCTCAAGCAGACGTTGGATTAAACTTCGATATCAATGTTGGTACAGGAAGTACAATTAACGGCCAATCAGGAATGACATTAGATGTAGGAACTTCTGCAACTACTGCATTACTACTTAGAGTTATTGGATTCTCAAAAGATCCAGATAATTCAATTGGTGCTTATGCTAAAACGATTGTTACAATCAACGAGCATCAGCTTAAATCAACTACAGGCGTATAATAGGAGAATAAATTATGGCTATATCACGACAACAACTAGTTAAAGAACTAGAGCCAGGATTGAATGCACTATTCGGCCTGGAGTATAAAAACTACGAGAACGAACACGCAGAAATTTTCGACACAGAAAATTCAGACAGAGCTTTCGAAGAGGAAGTAATGTTATCTGGATTTGCGAATGCTTCTGTTAAACCTGAAGGATCTGGAGTGTCTTATGACAATGCTCAAGAAACTTACACTTCTCGTTACACACACGAAACAATCGCATTAGCGTTTGCAATCACAGAAGAAGCTATCGAAGATAACTTGTATGACAGACTTGCGTCTAGATATACAAAAGCGTTAGCAAGATCTATGGCAAACACTAAGCAAGTTAAAGGTGCGAACGTATTAAACAATGCGTTCAGTTCAACTGTACAACCAGGTGGTGACGGTGAAGCATTATGTTCTGCTTCTCACCCAACTATCGCTGGTACTTACAGTAACACTTTAGCAACAGCTGCGGACTTAAACGAAACTTCATTAGAGCAGTCTTTGATTGACATTGCTGCTTTCACTGATGAAAGAGGTTTAAAAATTGCGGCTAGAGGAATGAAATTAATCATCCCTAGTGAACTACAATTCACTGCGGACAGATTAATGAAATCTGCTAACAGAGTTGGAACAGCTGATAACGATATCAACGCAATCAGAAATATGGGGATGATTCCTCAAGGTTATGTAGTTAACCACTACTTAACTGATGGTGATGCGTTCTTTATCAAAACAGATGTGCCAAATGGACTGAAAATGTTCGTAAGATCACCTATCAAAACTTCAATGGAAGGTGACTTTGACACTGGTAACGTTAGATACAAAGCTAGAGAGAGATATTCTTTTGGATTCTCTGATGCTAGAGGTATCTTCGGATCTCCAGGCGGAGCATAATTCTGACTTTAATGGGGCGGGCTTGACCTGCCCCATTATCTTTGATAAGAGGAAGGCGTGAGAACCTATCTAATAAAAATTTTTACCAAACCATTACAGACTAAATTTCTTATAGACTCTGAAACAGAGATTAATTCTACAAAAGAATTACATAAGAAATTAATTGACTTTATGGGAAAAAATGAGTTAGAATGGGAACCAAATCAGCTTAGATATAATGCTGGTTTTTATATAACCTATGAGGAGGTTGAACGTGGCAAACAACTCAATGTTACTGTTCGCCAAGAAGATACAACTCGAATCTAAATGGAACGAAATGTATCTTGAAAATAGCGGCAAAGTAACAACTGAAATGCTTCAATTAGGTGATCAAATCAAAGCAGTGATTAGATCTATCGTTTTTGAGCAAAATGAGGAAGCCTATAACTACAAAAATAGTACGGATTACGAAATCCATACTCACGCTGGTTAGTTAAAGGCTTAAAATTGTTGTAACAAAAGTGTGTTTAGTCATAAGGATACCTTGCACTTCTTAATAATTTTCTATATATTCTAATTACTATACATATATTTAGAATGCTGACGCGTATAGTCGACGGCCTAGAGACAGTATTCTATAAACTAGGAGGACAA